ACCCGGATTATTCCGATCGGACGCGAATCCTAGGCATTCTTGGGCGCGTACTGAACGGCACCCTGTACGATGTGCTGCCATATCAGTTCCACGAGGAACGCGGAGCAGGCGGCGAGTACATCCCGCTGCGGAATCGTCGTCCTTCGGTGCGTTACAATCTGTCGCGGATCGTGGTCGAGGACAGCGTTTCCCTGCTTTTCAGCGAAGGGCATTTTCCGACGGTCGAGTGCGCTGATCCGGAGGCGCGCGAGGTTTTGGCCGATGTAATAAAGGAATGTCGGCTCAATCAGGTGATGATCCAGGCCGCCTTGCAGGGAGCCATCGGTTCCACCGCGATCTTGCTCCGCATCCTGGACGGCCGCTTCTTCTTCGAGGTTCTCGATACGGCATTTCTCACGCCGGTTTGGGACCCCAAGGCCCCTGATACCCTCGTTCGCGTTGTCGAAGCTTATAAGGTCAAAGGGTCAGTGCTCGCTGCCTCCGGCTATGACCTCGACGATCTCGACACCGACTACTGGTTTCAGCGTATTTGGGATACTAGCGCCGAAACCTGGTTCGTGCCGGTGCCGGTGCGTGAGGGGACGCCATCGGTCGCGGACCTGGAACGGACCACGATCCACGATCTCGGCTTCGTGCCGATCGCTTGGGTCCGCAATCTTCCCGGGCCTTCGGCGACAGGGGACCCGAATGACGGCGCCTGCACTTTCCGTGCCGCCATCGAGACGCAGATCGAGATCGATTACCAGCTCAGCCAAGCCGGCCGCGGCCTGAAATACAGCAGCGATCCGACGTTGCTGATCAAGGAGCCCGCGAGCACCGACAGCGAGATCGTTAAGGGAGCCGGCAACGCCCTCGTCGTGTCGGAGAAGGGAGACGCGCGGCTGCTAGAGATAGGCGGCACGGCCTGTTCGGCAGTCCTCGACTATGTGCGTGCACTGCGGGAACTCGCGCTGGAAAGCATTCACGGCAACCGCAGCAGTGCCGATCGGCTCACGGCGGCCCAGTCGGGGCGGGCGCTCGAGCTGATGAACCAAGGCTTGATCTGGCTCGCCGACAACCTCCGCGTCAGCTACGGCGAGGGTGCGCTGCTGTCGATCTGCCGCATGATCCTGAAGGCGGCAGCGCTGGCGCCCGTGCGGGTGAGTGGCCGCGAGGTCCGGGTTGCGGACCCCGATGTGCGGCTCGGGCTGACCTGGCCCCGCTGGTACCCGCTCACGGCGGACGACCGGCAGAAGGATGCGCAGACCCTCGCGATCTTGGCGCAGGCCGGTCAGATCAGCCGCGAGACGGCGCTGAAGGCTATCGCCGCCACCTACGACATCGAGGACATCCCTGGCGAACTCGCAAAGATCGCCTCGGATCAAGGCACGACAACATCGGAAGGCATCGCCAATGTCTGAAAGCCTATCTCAGGAGACGAGTGCTGGAACCGAGGACATGATCGCGGAGCTGCGCTCGCGCGCGGAGAAGCTTGAGCACGAGCTTGCTGAGGTCCGGCAAAGTGCGGAAGCGCGGATCGTGCGCGCGGAACTAAAGGCCGAAGCGGTGCGGGCCGGCATTATCGACCCCGACGGCCTGAAACTTCTCGATTTGAGTGCCGCCAAGCTGGACGAGGACGGCCAAGTGGCGAATGCCGCTGCCCTGATTTCGGCGCTGAAGAAATCCAAGCCATGGCTCTTTCAGTCCGGTGCCAGGACCTCGAGCACCGCGGCGAGCGCACCGCCGGCGCAGCAGCCGCGTCCGCGCCTGGCGACCGAGATGTCCGACGAGGAATGGCGGGCGGCCCGCGAGGCAATTCTGCGACGCCAGAGCTAAGGCTGCGCTGAAACATAGATTCGCTGCAGGAAATCCAAAATGTCCGTCGGATCGATCCAACCCTTCCAGCCAACCTATACGAGCGCCGTCACCGCGGGCACGACGGCCGCTTCGGTCGCACTGCCGCCGGGCGGCAATTCGGTTCTGATCACGAACGGCGCCTCCGATTATGCGTTCGTTCGCCTCGGATCGACCGGCGTGACCGCCACCGGTTCGGATTTGCCCGTGCCGGCCGGTGGCCGGGTCCTGCTGAACGCGCCCGACTATGTCACCGCCATCGGTGTGCTGCTGAACTCCGGCACCGGCACGGTGTTCGTCTCCCGCGGTTCGGGTACTACCTACTGAGGTCCGCCTAGTGAAGAACATCCTCCCACTTGCGCTCGCCGGCGTCGTGGCCGCCTCCAGTCTCGCGGTGGCGGCCTATCCGAATCTTTATAGCACCGGGCAGGTCCCGCCGAACCTCAGTGTCGTATCAATCTCCACCAGTTCCGTGCTGAATGTGCGCAGCTTCGGCGCGGCGGGAGACGGCGTGACCGATGATACGGCAGCGTTCATCGCTGCCATCCAGCGGGTCAACACGCTGCTTTCAGTGGGCACGCCTGCCACGCTTTATATTCCGGCGGGCGTCTATTACCTCAACGGGACAACCGCACTGCCGACGTTCAACCGCGGCGGCTCGCTGATTGGCGATGGCCCACACAAGACATATATCATGCTTGGCCCGGCCTACGCGGGTGATGTGTTCTCCTGGTCCGAGGCATGGATGAAATCGGCCTACTCCGGAACCGCCCTCAGCGCGGTATCGGACCAGGCCGGCGCCTATATCCGGGGGCTGTCGATTCTCGGGTCGCGCACCTATTCCAATCAGCAGAATGCGTTCGTCTTTTACGACCGCGACGACATGATCGACATGCGCGACGTTCAGGTCTTCTTCCTGAATGGCCGCGCCCTTTACATGGGTGTTTCGAAGAGCGTTCCGGGGCACGCTTATGTGCGCGAAAGCCGCTTCGCGGACATGCTGTTCTGGGAATGCGGCACGAGCTCGCTGCCGGTGATGGAGATCAATAGCGTCGGCCCGGCCGGCGAGGACGCCACCAACGAGCTCTCCTTTTACGCGATCGATGTTATCGGGCCGATCGGCCAGGGCGTCGTGATCCGTAATAGCAACGCGAGCATCGGCGTTCGCCTCATCCGGTTCTACGGCCTGCGCGTGGAAGGGGGCGCGCCAGGAGAGAGCGGCGACCTTCTCGATATCGGCGACCCGACGCTGCCCGGGAACGTCAACAACATCCAGATCTACGGGTTTGAGAGCAACACGGCCCCGGCAGGCAGTGCGGCAGTGCGCTTCACGGCCGCAAGCGGATCATCGCAGCCCTATAACATTACCCTACAGGGCACGATACCCAGCAGCAACGGTGACGGCGTGCATGTCGACGCCGGACGCCAGATACGGATTCATTTGGCCGATGATTATACGCCGTCAGGAACCGGGATCACAATCGGTCCCTCGACAATGGTGGGCGGCTATATCGATGTCGACGGCGACGGAGCGGAGACGAGCTGGAGCTACAACATCGACCCAAGCTCGCTTTACCAAATCCACACACCTGCCTACCCGTTGTTCGGCAATCCGAGCACCGGCACGGCAAGGGCGATCATCGCCAGCGGACACCCGGACGGGACGGCGGCCGGCGGCGGCACGCGCGGTAGCAATGCGATCGATCTGCAAACCGCGCGAACATCGGCTTCGCAGATCGCGAGCGGCAACTACAGCGTTCTCCTGGGTGGCCAGAACAATGCCGCCAGCGGGCAGGGGTCGGCGCAGGTCGGCGGCTCCGGGAATGCCAACTCGGCTCTCTACGGCTTCGGCGGCGGCGGTCAGGCCAACACGCTCTCGGGGTCAAACGGGGTGCTGGCGGGAGGCTACGGCAACAGCGCGACCGGTGCTTATAGCGCCATTCCGGGCGGGCTGTACGCGACCGACCGTGGCCGCTACGGCAGCATGGCGTTCGCTTCGGGCAATTTCGGCGGCAGCAACACCGGCGACGCACAGAAGGTGGAGAGCGTCTTGCGCGCGGCGGTCGCCAGCGGTGGCACCGGCCAGATGACAGCTGACGGCGCTGCGGCCGGCACAGCGAACATTCTGAATCTCAGCGCCGGGATGGCGGGTACATACAGTGGCTACGTGACGGTCCGCGATACCGTGACCGGTGCGATGTACAGTTTCTTTCTCGAGTTCGGCGCCAAGCGACCGGGCGCAGCATCGACCACCGCCATCACTTGGCAGAATGTGGTCGCCAAGGGGGGCGATGCCGCCCTGGCGAACGTGACGGTGACGGTCAGGGCCGACACGACGAACGGAGGCGTCACGCTCGCCGTGAACAACACCACCTCGCCTTCCGGTAACACGCTCCATCTCGCCTTTGCGCCGGCTGGCGCCGAGGTCCAGTAACAACAGCTTCGTTCCGGCTGTCTTCCGTTTCTTCATCGAGGATAGAAGGTACTCGTTCCATGCCGATTTCGAATTTCCCCGCCGCTCTTCAGCCGATCATTCAGCAGGGTTTTCTGGAGCGCGAGTTTCAGCAGGCGCTGCGTTCCCGCATCGGCTATCGCGCCATCGCGGACCGGGAAGAGATTGCGGTCGGCATCGGCGAGACGCTGACCAAGACCCGCGCCGGCCTCAAGCCTGCCGTCACCACGCCGCTGCCGCCGGCATCCAACACCAATTTCGACAATGGGCTGTCGCCGGCCAATTTCTCGGTCGAGCAATACACGCTGTCGATCAACCATTACGCGGCAACATGCGACCTCAACATGGTCACCAGCAGGGTCGCGATTGCCCGGCTGTTCTTACAGAACGCCTACATCAACGGCGAGCAGGCTGCGCGCTCGCTCGACGATCTAGCGCGCAACGCGCTGTTCGCCGCCTACTTCAGCGGCAACACGCGGGTCACGCAGCAGCTACAGAGCGCCGGTCCCACGATCACGGTCGATGATGTGCGCGGGTTCACCACCGTGTTCGTCAATGGCGTCCAGCAGGCCGTCAGCCCGTCGAATCCTCTGTCCGTCACGGTCGGCGCGAATACTTACACGCTGGTTGGCGTGAATGTCGATGCCAGTTCGAGCTCATCGACGCCGGGCGGCGCTTCGGGCGAGCTTACCTTCTCCACCAATGTGTCGGTCGCCGACGGCACGACCGGTAA